GAACCTTTTGTTGCGGCGGTGGCAGCTTGACCGTCTACAAGTTTATTGAACTCTTGAAGATAGGTAGGGGCTCCCACACTGTCTGGAGTTATTCCGTCCAGAGCTAATTGAGACGCGGCGTCGGCTCTACTAACCGCCTCTCTACCTACTATTGCAGGATCGCCCTTGTTCCTAAAGAAAGTTTCCGCGTCCCTACCGCTTGTGTTTAATACTGCGCTATTTCCATCAACCTCAGTAAGTCGTTCTGACATAGAGTTAGCGTTTATAGGTTCCTTACCTAAGAAAGTTTCCACAGGGTTACTGCTACGATCAAAAAACTTAAACCCTTCGCGACCAAACTGCCCCTCACCAGAAAAGAACCCTTTGTTCGCGCTCATGTTCCTAAAGCCTTGACCGATACCACCAACCAAGCCGCCCATAACGCCAGCCTTCATACTGTCCTTAAAGCTATTGCCCTGCGCAAGAGAACTAATGCCAGAACCGATAAAGCCCGAAGCTATTGCACCCATTCCGGGAAATAGAGCGTTCATAGCCAGCGGAATAACAATAGGCGCAGCCATCTTAACGATCTTCTTAACGCCCTTAATAATCTTCTTTATAAAGAACTCTCTGTTACCAGTGTAAGGGTTTACAGAGTTAGCCGCGTTGCCAACCGTATAACGCGACATGTCCATGTCATTGTCACTAAAAACCTCCGCCATAGCGTTCCTGATCCGCGGATCGCGGGCCATGTTTCGGTCTATAATAATCTCGTCACGATTAACGTGAGCCAGTTCCGTATCACCGTTACGACCCATTTGAGCCATGCGGTTTGCTACGTCACCCATAGAATTAATGCCGCGAGGCTGACCAAACGCAAGTACGTTGTCCGGCATTTCATCCATGTTAGAGGTTAAGAAAGACCCCACACCACCTTCGGGAAAATACATCTGTTCTTGCATCACACTGCCCCTTTGACCGTACTTTATCACGAAATCTCTAAAATACTAGCTACAACGTGCAGCCGATTGGCTGTAGCAGCCGTAACTTTTAAGATTTCATCGGCTTGAACCACAAGTGGTGCCGTTAATAGTTCTACAGTTGCATGACCCGCAATAGTTTTACTGTCAAACAAAACAAACACGGCGTTTGACGCGTCTGTTATTGTAAGCGTTAAGGTATCACCATTGTTACTGTCATCGCAAACCAAAATTGACTTTACTACCGCCGTAGCAAACGGACCGCACGTATACAGCGTGGTTATGCCTGTCGTTGTGAGGTCCGCTTTTGCGTTTATATATGCGTTAGCCATCAGCCCATAAACCAGCTTAGGGCAGTCGTATCATCGTCTGCCACCTGTTGAGTGTTGTTAAATTGATTCAAAAACACGGAAAAAGAACGAACGACCTCGTTTAAGTACTCTTGGTTGTACTCTTGAGGAGGAGTAGGGAAAAACGGTACAGGAGTACTGGTAGACATTATCTTCTCCCGTCAGGTCTAATATCTACACGAGGCACACCCAATCTCCACAGGACGTTCGCGTCTGTAGATTGTAACTTGAGCGTAAAACTGCGGCCCCGTAAGCGTGTAAAGTACTGGTTTGTGTACTGATCTACAGGCGTACTAGATGTTTTGGACACAGTGTTTGTCGAGGAGTTTTGATCGGTTTGACCCGGAAAGTTTTTAGTCTCTAAAATAATGTTTAGAGAAGAGGTGTCCACAGTTTCTCTAAAATTAATGTCCGGTATTACCCTGTTAATAAAAGAAAACTGATTGCCGTCTGTAATAGACATGTCTCCAGACTCAATAAACGAAGTCATAGCTGCGCCGTCATCTTGTGCGCCCACCTCTTGATTATACAAGAAGTTGTTAGTTCCCGCCGCAAGAGGCAACGAAGAGATGCCACGATCTAACCACGCCGTTCTGGCTAGGTTTCCTATGAACCAAAGCTTCTCAAGGTAATTGTAAACCACATATCTGTTGTTCTCGGTTGAGCCCGCAGACGGATAAAACCACCAAACCTCTGAAAATGACACGTTGGCTCCTGCCACAATCTTGTCAGACTGAGCCGTGTTCATGTCGTTAAATACATAATCCCTAACAGTGCAAGGTATTCTTTGAACCGCACCGGTAAACGCATAAAACTCTGCCGTACCCATCCAAAACACGGCATCGTCTACCGCAACCGCAGCCTTTGGACTAGCAATAGTAATGTTTTCGGAAATTAGGTTTATACCAAAGGTAAACGGCGGTCCAAGAAACTGCATTGCGTGAATAGAAACGTCTGTAAACACCAGTATCTGTTGCCGAGTTTCAAGAGCTTGAATGATCTTAGAGCCAGAACTTATACGCAAATCACCCGCTGTATTGGTAGAGGTAGGATACCAATCTACAGGGTTTTCCTGACTACTAAACCTTATTAACAAAGGGTCTTGAATGCCGTTTCCCTCGGTTGAAGAAGAAGTAAGACCAAGGCTGTCTGCAGCAAATGCAATCACATGCCTGTCCCTGTCAGACAAAAGAACTTGCGTAGCTATCGTAGGAACCGAGGTCCGTGTGCCAAGTCCTAAGCTACTATCTGTTAAGAATTTAGCCCGTGTATTTACACCATTGGTTTTATCCCAATAGTAAATCCTACCGTTTCTTTCGTTTAACAACAGGTCTTCGCCAAAGTTATCTTGCGCCCAAATGCGTAAGTTTGCAGAAGGCGTAATTGTCCCTGAAATAAGAGCCAGCCCCCAGCCAGAAAAATCATCCGCTGTATCCGCGTTGCCCGTTGCAAGTCTAACAGCAGAACCGTTTGCATGTGTTGCGGCGGTGGTGCCTTTGTGTCCTCTGGTACATCCTGTTAAATCGTTGGAACTTATGCCCCCCACCAGAATAAGTTCGTCATCTATTAAAACAATGTCACTGGCTACAATACCCGTAGTGTTAGCCACGGTAATAGTGGTGTCACTAGCAGAAAGTGTGCCGCCTTCGTTTACCGTTGTAGTAAGAGCGCCTGTAGTTGTTCCACCCCAAACTCCCGCGCCCCAACCAGTGCCAAAGACTGAACTATTTAAAGCGGTGCCAATTTGATAAGTACCAACAACACTGCCACCACCGTTGCCTGTGTCGCTACCTGTAGCATTTACTGCCGTGGCGCTTATTCCTCCCGAAACCGTAACACTTGATATAGTGCTAACTGTTCTAGCTGATATTTTGTAAGTGTTTCCATCGACAACTTCTGTAACCTGATACTCTTGGTTGAGAACATTTGCTGTAATGTTTCCACCCAAAGAGGCGGCACCAGAAAAGGTTACAAAATCATTTGCTACACACCCGTGACTTGTGTCTGATATAGTAATTACAGGTGATCCGTTTGATGCAGAAAAAGTGACATCCCCTGCCGAAGTAACCTGTCTAATTGGAGTGATGTCTTTAAAGTCAACACCCTCTTTAATATAGAACTTTAATTCTGTCCCAAGGCCTAAAAACTTTTCGCCACTCAACGCTACAAACTCATGCATTCCACGGCATTGACCTAAGAAAGCTTCGTTTGAGTTTTTTTCCCAACCGTTTAACTTTTCAGGATACCCAAATCGAAAACGTATTTTGTCACAATTCACCCAACCGTTTTCTTCAGAATACGGAGTAGTTTCTTTGTTTATTCCAGCTTTAAATTTAAGGTCTAAAAGAGGCATTTTTATATCTGTCCTAATTTGGCTTTACAGGCCAAGTGATTGTATTAGGAAACCCTGACTGCTGTGGTAAATTTAATAGGTCAGTTCTGTATTGTGACCACTCTGTCTTCTTGTCAGAGGTCAGTTCTGCCCAACGCAAAGGGTTAGACACTAATGGGTCAACCTCTGTGAGTAACTTATAGTCACGATCAGAACGAATCTGAAGGGCTGTTCCTGCGTCTAAGTCTGCCTGAGTTGGTGCAACGTAAGAGGTGAAATCTGTACCAATTAAAGACATTACTGCGTCGTTATCAACAGTAGTGTCAGTATCGGAAGGGTCTAAGGTGTACGGTATCCAACCGTAAGTGGGATGATTAATTTCCACATCCATCCGAGTATTATCAGAGTTAAGTGATTGTGCCTTACGCACCTGTGTGATTGTAGCAGTCACTAGGAAATCCTCACAAATAAAGCTGCTCTATTGTTAAAGCCAGTAAATGCCGCACCAACATAACCCATCGACCTCCACGTTCCAGAAGGTGTTCCACTTGGAGAGATAATTATAGCATTACCAATAGATCGGGACACACCAGCGTAGGTCAACACACTTCCAGAATATGTCGTTCCAGCGGTTATGTAGTCGTTTACCCCTGTTGCGGTACGCATCAAGAAAGAATAAGTTCCTACGTCTCCTAAAGTGGTGCTAGGTGCAGCATAGTCTGCTATTTTAGTAGCAGCAACCTGCTTCATCGTGCCTTCATCATTTAAGACAAACTGATCCGCGTCTACAATAGTCACATCTGAGGCAGACGTATCACCGTCCATAATGTTTAACTCAGCCGCTGTGCTAGTGACTGCCGTACCATCTATAGATAAAGCATCCGTTTCAAGGGTGCCGTCTATATCTGCATCACCCGATATATCTAATGTTGCGGCATCTAACTCACCTGACAATGTAATGTTAGTGGCCCCTGTAATCGCTCCATTTAAAGCCACCGCACCATCAATGTCTATCGTTGTTGCCGCAATTTGAATTTCAGTGTCTGCAACGATATCAAGCTGACCATCCGCACTGGAATTAATGTACAAGCCAGTATCTCTAAACTGTATTTTATTATCAGTTTCTATAGTTGTAGTTGCAGAAATATTTACCGCCCCATCAATATCTACTATGTCTAAATTAGTGGTGCCATCAATATCAGCATCGCCCGATATGTCTAAGGTGGCAGCGTCCAACTCTCCCGTAGCTGTAATATTTCTAAAGCCCGTAATGTCTTTGTTGGCATCAACGACAACCGATTTACTAGCGGTTACCGTCCCCGCAGTAATACCATCTAACTCTGAGATACTAACAAGTGAGGTGAAATCAGTAACAGCCGCACCCGATCCTGCACCATCAGCTAAAATAATAGCCGACTTTCCAGCAAGGATGGTGACGTTCGATCCGGAGCCTTGCGTAATAGACAGGCTTTGGTTTGTACTATTAAGGATCATATACATTCGAGCTTTGTCATTTTGCTCTAATGTAACCGTGCAAGTACCACCCGGAGTTCCCGTAAACCTTACCGCCTTGTAATGCCCATTAGACAAAACAGCCGTAGTGGATAACGCCAAAGTGTAAGAAGTGCTGGACAAAGAAATAGAAACAAAGCCGTTCGCAGCACGGTCTATAATATCAAAGTTGTTGTTGGTGCTGTTGCCCCACGAACCCGATTCATCGCCCGTGGTTATTTTCTTAATCGCGTTAGATGCGGTGTATGTAGCCATGACGGGACCTCAACTATAAATATGTTTGAACTATACCCATGCAGAGCCGTTTAATCAACTACGCAGCGATGTTCGTCCAAGACGGGGTTTGTGACGGGGTTATATTAGAGAAGTTAGACGTTTGGTTTGGTCTAATACTAGACCAAATTAAAACACTACCCACTCTTGCCGTGCCAAAGACACCTGCAACAGATACAGGGTTGTCAACTTTAGAGGCTATTGAACCAACAGAAGTGGTGGAAGAAACGCCTGTAACTGATACATCTACATCAACGGTAACTGTAGGCGATCCTATCGCACCTGTACCAGAAACGCCTGTAACTGATAGATTGCTGTCTGCAGTAGTTGAAGTGGTGCCAATACTTCCTGTAGCTGCTACGCCCGTAACTGATACAGGGTTGTCAACTTTAGTAGATAAAGAACCAACCGCACTTGCAGCCGCAACACCTGTAACCGATATATCGGCTGAAGAAGTAGTCGTTGCGGAACCAACCACACCCGTGGATGAAACTCCCGTTACAGAAACATTTGCGTCACCACTAACACCGCCGCCACCCACAAAAAGACCGTCAGTAAACGCTATAAGGGCTTCCCCCATTATAGCGGGAACGTTGGAATCAACGTTAAGGGATACGCTCCCTACTGCGCCTGTCCCCGCTACACCTGTAACTGATATAACTGAGCTACTTGTGGTAGATGCGCTTCCTACTGCGCCCGTTCCTGCAACTCCTGTAACAGACTGTCTAAATCCGGGGGTTACAGTACCAGCAGAGCCTGTCCCTGACACGCCCGTAACAGAAAGATTGGATTCACTTGTAATAGACGAGGAACCTACAGACCCCGTGGCAGCAATGCCTGTAACACCTACATCTAAGTCGGTAGAAGATGCCGCTCCGCCTACTTCACCAGTGCCAGAGACGCCTGTGGAAGTAACATTTGCAAAACCCGTGGTGGTTGCAGAGCCAACAGAACCAGTGCCAGCAACTCCTGTTACGGATATGTCTACCGCGCTTGTAGTAGTTACAGAGCCAACCGCCCCCGTACCAGCAACTCCCGTAACAGATACCGATTCAGAAACACTACCAGAGCTAGCAATAGGCGCTCCAGCGAGAGGGGAAAAACCAAGCACTAGCTAGGTTCCGTAGGCCATGTAACGCTGCTAGGAAAGCCAGATTGGCTGGGGACATCACGCAAGCTTTGTCGGAAG